GGAGGTATTCTGATGGATATGTTCATATTTAAGGATAAAGTCTATAAACCGCCCTATGCACCTTACTACGACAGATATAAAGGTCACACATTCAAGATTGACCATTTCCTTGTCGAAGATGAAAGCCTACAACACGTTTGGCTAGAGTGCATAACAGACTGTGACCTTAAGGTGTCTGGTTATGTAGAACTGCACCAGTTGGAGTTAGTTAAGTGAAACCAGTAGTATTCGATATTGAAACTGATGGTCTGCTTGATCAGCTAACCAAAATCCATGTGCTTGCTTGGATGGGGGCTGATGGTCAGGTTCACCACACTAACGACTACGAGGCAATGCGCCTGTTCTTCACACAAGCTGACACTCTTGTTGGCCACAACATTATCCGCTTCGACATCCCGGCAGTGGAAAAGGTATTGGGCATCAAGGTAGAGGCTAAGCTGGTAGATACTCTGGCACTGTCTTGGTATCTTAACTTCGACCGTCCACGACATGGCCTTGAGGGCTACGGAGAGGACTACGGAGTGCCTAAGCCAGTTATTAAGGACTGGGACAGCCTGACGTATGAAGAATACGCTCACCGCTGCTCTGAGGACGTTAAGATCAACTCTCGTCTGTGGCGTGACTTGGACTTGAAGCTGAACAAACTGTATCAAGACTCGGAAGAGAAGATGCGGTTTATCCAGTATTTGTCGTTCAAGCTAGACTGCGCTCGTGAGCAAGAAGCCCTTGGGTGGAAATTGGATGTGACCCGTACGCAAGAAGCCTACGACGAAATCCTAAAACTCAAGGACGAGAAGGAAGAGCAACTAGCAGATGCTATGCCACGTCGCATTCTCACTGCTGTACGTACAAAGCCAAAGGTGATGCACAAGAAGGATGGTTCTTTGAGTGCGCATGGTGAACGATGGACCGCATTATGTGCAGAGAATAAGATGCCAATCTCCGCAGATCAAATCACTGTGATGACTGGTGATGAACGTGCTAACCCTAATAGCAACGACCAAGTAAAAGACTGGTTGTACAGTCTGGGCTGGCAACCAAAGACATGGAAGTTCCTACGGGATAAGAAAACTGGAAAGGAGAGAAAGATTGAACAGGTTCGTAAAGATGGTGAACTCTGCGAAAGCGTACGTGTTCTCGCTGATGTTGACCCCGCTGTTTCCGTTCTGGATGGCCTTACTGTGCTTAATCATCGTGCTGGCATTCTCAAGTCCTTCTTAGAGAGTGTATCAGAAGATGGTTATTTGAAAGCAGAGGTAGCAGGGTTTACTAACACACTACGCTTCCGTCATGCTAAACCGCTGGTCAACCTACCGGGTGTCGATAAACCCTATGGTGATATTATCCGTGGTGTTCTTACTTGCCCTGATGGCTACACACTCTGTGGTGCTGATATGACAAGCCTAGAGGACACTACCAAACGACACTACATGAAGCCTATCGACCCTGAGTATGTAGAAGAAATGTCTCGTGAGGGTTTTGACCCACACCTTGACCTTGCTAAGTTTGCTGGGCAGGTAACACAACAAGAGATTGACGACTACAATGCTGGCAAACGTCCAGACATCAAGGCACTACGTAAGGCATACAAGGTGGTCAACTACAGCGCCACATACGGCGTAGGGGCACCCAAGCTGGCCCGTGAGACTGGTATGAAGGAAAAGGATGCTAAGAAGCTGCTAGACGCCTTCTGGAAGCGTAATCACGCTATTGAGAAGGTAGCTGCAGGCTTACGGGTTCGGGAACTGTTTGGCACTATGTGGCTACAGAACCCTGTCAGTAAGTTCTGGTATCAGCTACGGTCAGACAAGGATCGCTTTAGTACTCTTAACCAAGGTACTGGTGTGTTCTGCTTTGATAGCTGGGTAGCTATATGTCGTAAAAATGGCTTAAAGACTATAGGCCAGTTCCACGACGAGATCATTGCATTGGTCGAGAAAGGGCAGGAAGAGGATGTAGAATACGTAATGAAGAACGCTGTCGCAAAGCTGAACGACAAGATCAATCTTAATGTTCCCTTGGGGACTGATGTGCAATTCGGCAACACTTACGCTGACATCCACTAATTTAGGTTTTCTTGCAGAAAGTCTGAATAAAATCCCAAAATAAGGTGCTATATAGTATATACCTACTAAGGCAAAGGAGACATGAATGCCTACTTACAACATGGAAATGGTACTCGAATGGGCGAAGGTTTTCCCTGAGAATGCAGACATGGGTAACCCCGATGGCCCACGAGCAGCCCAAGCCATCCATAAGAAAGGTGGTCAGTATATCGTAAATGCTTACTTCACCTCTCAAGATCAGATCGACAAACTGCTAGAGGACGGTCTTGATCCCCACCCGATGAACTCTAACCGCCTAGTTCAGGGTAATCCTGAGTTTGGTATCGGAACCTACATGAAGCTGAAACGTGAGGTAGCCGACAACATTAAAGAGTTTGAAGGTAAGGGTGGCACTCAGGTGGTCAACTTCGGTGGTCCAGTTGGTGTTCTGAATATCACAGACGGTATTGAGAACAAGCGTGAGTGGAGCCTCGAAGATGATGGTCTTATCGGTAATGGCTCTAAGGCTATTGTGCAGTTCCAGACTTACGCACAGGGCGCTGGGGTTCGACTGATGAATATCGCAGTCACCGAACAGGTCAAATACGAGGGTGCCTCTGAGGGCGGTTCTGGTGGCCAGTATGCAGGTTTGTTTAGTGGTGCAGGAGCTGCAGCGTAATGCGTATTGACTTGAACGCCTACATGGACAAGGAAGATGATGGTTTGAGCGGTAGTGTTTCTGTTAGTCGTGACGATGTTGGCGATCTGACTGCTATTGCTCAGGCTGTAAAGGACTGGCTATTGGGTATGGGGTTCGACTACGTAGATGACGTAGGGTTCTCCAAAGACGATGGTACGATGGTGTGGGGTGAGAACTTGTGACAAAAGTGCTGATCGACGGTGACATTGTTGCCTACCGAGCAGCCTTTCATGCACAAGACTCTGACTTGGATGTGGCGACAAAGAAGGCTGATGAATTGCTTGAGATGATCTTGCAACGGACCTTGTTTGTCGCTGCACCTCACGAGTATCAAGTTTACCTGACCGGACGTGGTAACTTCCGTTTCGATATTGCCAAGAGTTACGAGTACAAAGGTAACCGTAAAGATGGTGTTAAGCCTATTTGGTTACATGAGGTACGAGAACACATGGTAAAGAAATGGAATGCTATTGTCAGTGACGGTGAAGAGGCAGACGATCTTATTGCTATTGAGGCTACACGCTATGGCCCCGACACCATAGTGGCTTCAATAGACAAAGATATGATGCAGATACCGTGCAGGCACTACAACTTTGGTAGGGACGAATGGTATACGGTAGATGATTGGGATGGATTGCAGTTCTTCTATAAGCAAATCCTGACTGGTGACTCTGCTGATAATATCATTGGCCTCTACCGAGTTGGTCCAGCAAAGGCTAGTAAAATGCTTGAAGGTTGTGAAACCGAAGACGACCTATGGGAAGCTGTTCTTAAAGCGTATGATGGCGATATTGAACGTGTCGTTGAGAACGCAAGGCTACTGTGGTTAAGACGAAGGGAAGAAGAACTATGGCAACCTCCAACAGAGCGAGAGGATTAAAATACGGCTACCGTTCTGGTCTGGAGGAAACTGTATCTGAACAGTTGACAGGGTTGGGCGTACGCTTTACATACGAGTCCATGAAGATACACTACAGAGTGGATGAAGTGAAAAAGTATACGCCCGACTTTGTACTTCCTAACGGTATCATAGTTGAAACAAAAGGTCGTTTCACTACTGCTGATAGGAAGAAGCACTTGCTGATTAAAGAACAACACCCTGAGTTTGATATTAGGTTTGTGTTCTCTAACTCTCGTGCCAAGCTAAACAAGGGCGCAAAGAGCAGCTATGGGGATTGGTGCAACAAGCATGGGTTCCTGTATGCAGACAAGAACATACCACAGGAGTGGATAGATGAGACTTCTTGATCGTGTGCCTAAAAGTGCTATATTAAGAGAACCATACACACCAGAGGAAATTGACGAACATGAGCATTCGGGGCGTATTTGGGCGACTATTATGGAATGTCGGAGAGAGGCTCAAGAGTTGGTCAGAGCAGCCTACGACAGAGGCTACTGGGACGGTAAAACCGACCGTAGCAAAGACACTGGTGTGGGGGATTGAGGAAGGCCCATTTGGTCGTGACGACCTACCAGAAGACGAACTGGAAGAGATGGGTATACCTGACGACTGGAACTGGATGGTTGTAGCTAAGATCAGTGAAGGCGACAAGATTGGTTATGTAAACCTCTGGTACGATACACTAGACGAGGCTTATGCTGTCGTTAAACACTTTAAGACTAGCATTGAACCACTGGAGTTAGACGATGGGCAAGAGGAGTAACTTTGAACGTGTTGAACGTGACTACTATCCCACCCCCATCGAAGCTGTAGAGCCTCTGATAGACCATTTACCCTATGGTCAGTTTGACTTTGCTGAACCTTGTGCTGGTGATGGTCGTCTAATCAGTCACCTTGGCAAGCTCACCGATGGTAATGCTCAGTGTGTATTTGCCTCTGACATCGAACCACGAGCAGAGGGTATCTACCAGAACGACGCACTTGACCTTTACTTTCCTGATGGTATGGTGGAGTACATAATCACTAACCC